CTTTGACCAAAGAGTTCCAAATTTCAACAGGAGCAGGGGTTGGTGCCGCATTATTAACTGAGATCATTTTAGAAGCATCTAAAACTGTTCTAGGACCCCTGATCTCATGAATGCATGTTTCATCAGGAGCCAAAACCATTGATCTCTTCTTCCAAGTAAACTTGTAACCAAAATAATTCTTTGAAAGGGCAAGTGGATCAACAGTTGGATCATGCACCAAAGTATTGCTAAGATTGGCAGCAGGACCAACATAGTAATCCAAATTAGTGTCACTAGTAGCACCAGAATAGGCAGGAATAATAGATTGAAGAGTAGCAACAGGGTTACTTTCCTGAAATTTCAAAGTAGGCATACACTCCCAAATTTCAACTGTGACAACTCTGTTACCAGTATTTTTCATAGTAAACTTGACTGAACTGGCTAAAACATTAATCATCAACTTCCCAGGGTTGGTTGCAGGAGCACCAGTAGCAAGAGTAGCATAAGTTGATAGATTATTAGTATAATTGTACGGGCCGGTACTTGGAGCCTTACGGTTAAACAAAACCGATGCAGCATCCCAGATTTTGGCCGGCGTAAAAAAATTCAAACCTGTTCCTGCAACGACAGTAGACGCAACACCAGGAACATAATTTACAAGTTGATTAAAGATTGTTCGACCAGGGAGACCAGTTGTATTTGGGATAAGAATAGCAGTTTGAGTCTTACCCAAATCATCCCCTGCCAAACTACCACCACCAGCAGCAAGCAAAGTCCCTACAAATCCTTGTTTTACCGTAGTATATGTCCCTCTAGCCATAGTTCCAGACAAGATTTGCTTAACTTGTTTCCTTAACTTCATAGGGACTTTAACCTTTTTGATCTTCTTCGTCTTGGTCTTCCCAGACACAGCCATTGACGATCGCTGAACCAACTTCTTCTGAGCACTCTTCTGAGTAGACTTTGGCATATTTTTTGTTTGGACAACTTCGCCAGTGAAGTTGCCTAACTTAATCTTCTTAGGCTCCTGGATAGATACACCTGAATCCTGCCTAGGTCTCTTGACGTCCTTCTGGGCGTACCAAGACCCAAACAAAGCACCAGGAATATTTCCAGCTAAGCCGCCTAAGACAAAACCTTGAGCGGCTTTCCCAGCACGCTCCCTATTATAATCGACCATCCTTTGTTCATAGGTCTTTTTTCTCTTTCCCATTTTTTCTTAAGGTAAAAAACTTCCTGAAGGAAACACACAAGTATAGCCCCCCCCGGCCCCCCAAGGGGGGTGACTAATATAAAGGTAATATGTTTATTACTTAGCGAGTTCTTACTCTAAACAACCTAGCACGGTTTAACCTGGCACGGGCTTGGACTCTTCTGGTGGCAAGTCGCTCTGCTTGGGTTGAATCACTCTTACCCCGCGAGTTGTATTGATAGGCCCTAGGTCTAATGAGGCCCGACTGTTTGGCGAAGTGCTCCGGGTGGGAACGTCGACGCATAGTGATACGACTTCTCGCTCGGGCCAAATTACGGCGTACAAACCGACGCAAAGTCTGGCGAACACTGCTAGGAACGCCAAAGCGATAAGACCGACCAAGCTGGCGACGGCGGTAGATTGCTCGGTACTTGGGGTTTGATTTGATTGCTCTTCCATCCTTTTTAGTCACTTTAACCATTAAAAAATACTTAAGTTTTTTATTAAGGGAAGTGTGTTATAGTAAGTCTCCGCATTAAAGCTTGAACAGTCTCTTCATCTAATGCGGGGTACCATAAAAGGGGGTCCAAGTTTGATGTAATCCAGAGTCGGGTCGCGAGCAAAGGCCGTGAGCTTCCTTTGATCTCCACACGGACCGGATAACGGTCAAACCATCGTAGGAGGTGCGCCACATCAATTCCTAAAGTTAAATTAAGCTTTTACCTCCTCGAAATTCATCAATAACAACATGTTGTTGATCCTGGTAGCCGTCCCAAAACTTGGATCTTGGACATTTAGAGTAAGAGTCCACTCCCGCTTCATCCCAAGCACGACGAGATTTTCCTGTTCCTGTAGAACCCCAAAACACATCAACTCTTCTTTCAATAGCTTGAGGTTGAGAGTGGTCTGCGCGGATTGCTCGCAAGGCATGATAAGACACCACTCGGATACTTGCAGGAATGGCGGACAGATCCCCGGACTTGGCGGCATCCCAAATGGACTCCCACTCCGGCTTGGAGTTCCGTTGTATAGGCTTGGCCCCAAGTTCAAAGGGCTCACCGATTCGGGTGTCTTCTTTGTGCACGTAAGCATCGGCGGCGGAGGAACGGGAGAGTTCTCCATGGCAGGTGGTTCCAAACACTCCTTTAACTGCGGCAAGAGAGACCTTCGACTTGAACGCCACAAGAACTTGGTAGTGGGTGTAAGCTGTCTCGGCTCCTTGTTCTTTCTGGCCCTTGGCCCATCTAAGTTCGGCGGGGAGTTCTCCTTGTTCCATTCTCTGGCAGACTTCATTGGGGGCGGGGACAGTGAGTAGCCAAAAGATTCCTTGACGTCGGACAGGGGGCATTCCTGGGAGAGAGCATCGTTCATCTTCGGAGTCAGATTCTGAGCTTGCCATGGTTCCATTGCCTTCGAGTTAGCCGGGGCGCAGATGACCAAAATAGCGAAGGAAATTCGCTCTTTATATAGTCAGTTTGCTGCGCCACACGAGCCGGCTCGTTGCAGCGCTAACAGCGCTAGCAGCGCTCGGTGGAAGGTCATCTGATACTATGACAAATAAGAGTCAAATAAGGCTTACGTAAGCTCCGTGTTTTGATCTCCGTGTCTCAAAAGCTTATTTGATCTCGGGCGGGAGGCGGACGGTGAGAACTGAGAACCGCGATAGTAAGTAATACTTCAGGCCACGGTTCTCACTCACGTGATTCATGGTGGCCTGGGTGCTTACTATCGCGGTCTCAGTTAATAAGTTTATTAAGATGTCTGTGCAAAAGGAATTTCGGCACCAGGGTTGACCTCATTACTAAGAGTATAAGGAACATGTCCCAATTCGCAAGCATTCCAAATAACTCTCTTAGCTTTGCGAAGGTTCAATTGCTGAATAGTTCCTGCAATACCGTCCGTTTGAATAAACCCTGCTACCTCAGGAACAGACAAAGTATAAGACTCCATTACTTCAATTGCCACTGGGGCAGCCAACGCAACTGGGGTAGTAGACCAAGTCTTACGACCACCAGTAGAATTGGCAGTTGGCTGAACTTGATCCCCATTAACTGACACTACGCATCCAACACTGTAACCTTTGACCAAAGAGTTCCAAATTTCAACAGGAGCAGGGGTTGGTGCCGCATTATTAACTGAGATCATTTTAGAAGCATCTAAAACTGTTCTAGGACCCCTGATCTCATGAATGCATGTTTC